TATTGTTTCATTTCTTCCAATGTTAATCCTTGTATATCCCCCATTTCAAACACAAGTTTAATAAAGTTGTCCTCATGGATAACCATTTCCCTGCATATCTGATATATTTCTTTCTTGAAATCGTCAGTCCATATGTGAATGTTCTCCTTGATAAGAGTACGAAATACTTTTGTCATGCCCTCAACATGAAGAGACTCATCCCTAATAGAATAATCCACTATCTTGCACATACCTTTCATCTTTCCAAATCGTTGAAAGTTCATCAGTATGGCAAAGCTAGAGAATAATTGCAGTCCTTCTGTAAATCCAGAATAAACTGCAATTGCTTTTGCCAAAGGTTTTAATTTATTTTTCTTATCAGTTACATTAAACTTTTGTACATAGTCATGCTTGGCTGACATTTCCTCATACTTGGCAAATGCTTTATACTCTGACTCCGGCATACCAACTGTATCTAACAGCAATGAGTATGCGTGTTGATGAACAGATTCAATGTTTGCAAATGAACCCATCATCATTCTTAACTCCGGCTTTTTAAATACCGGAATATATTTTTCATAATATCCTGCACCAACATCAACATCCGATTGTGTAAACAATCTGAATATCTGTGTCAGTAAATTCTTTTCAGCAGGTGTAATTTTTGTATTCCAATCCTTTACATCCTCATGCATGGGTACATCTTCCGGTAGCCAATGCAATTGGTTTTGAATAATATAATAATCAAAAGCCCAAGGATATTCAAAGGGTTTGTAATAAGTCCTTTCTGTTAATAAATTTTCTGTTACGCTTGACATGATAAACACTCCTTTTCTAACATTTCGTCATCAAGTTTAATTCGTTTTACTTTAAGGTTAATATTTTCAGCACTCTTTGCTTCACGACTTCTCAAATAATATAAACTTTTTAATCCTTTCTTCCAAGCTTCGAAGTGAACCTTGTTGGAATATCTTAAAAAATTATTGTGGTCATCTTGAGAAGACTGTATAGGTGGGGCAACAAAAAATAAGTTGACTGACTGTGCTTGACAAATATATTCTTGTCGCTGTGATGCGTGTTCCACTATCCAATGCTGGTCTATTTCATCAGCAGTCTTGAACACACTCTTTTCCCACTCCGTTAAAAATTTTAAATTTTTTACTGAACCATGATGTTCACTTATACTTTTCCAAATTTTATCCTTATAAGATAAATAATCATTATCATATTCTTTTTGTAAATCTTCTGACTCTTCCCACTTTACCTTGAATAATTCATGAAGCTGTTTGTTTCGTACTTGAAATGTACCACTTAAAGTTTTATGAGAATAAACATTAGCTCGTATAGGTTCAATGGATGGACTTGTACCACCACAAATAATGGATGAGGTGGCATTAGGGGCAATGGCTAACAAGTGTGCGTGACGCATACCAGTACCTTCCATGTCCGGTGCTTCTCCTCTTTCCATTGCAAGTTTCTTTGAAGTCTCAACAGATTTTTCCTTAATGTATTTAAACATTTTCATGTTCTGTCCGGTTGCCATAGCACTATCAAATGGTATGTTTAATTTTTGCAGGTAGCTATGAAATCCCATAGCACCTAGTCCAATGCTTCGTTCTCTAAAGGCACTATATCCTGCTCTCTCAAAGCCGGTCATGCTTTCCTTGATAACCATGTCTTTAATGTTTCCTTCCATATCAAAAGAAAAATCATAGACAGCAAGAATAAAATGTTCCAACACATTATCCAACATTCGTACCATGTCCGGTATAAATGTGGAAGAGCTAGACCACTTATCATATTTGGCAAGATTAACACTTGACAGACAACAGACAGCAGTTCTATCCTCTGCTGTTGCAAGAGTTATTTCACTACATAAATTTGATTGATTAACTTTTAATCCAAGTTTCTTTTGTTTGTCCGGTAAATATTTATTGGATGTATCAATGAAATGAAGATAAGGTTCTCCGGTTTCATGTCTTGTTTCCAAAATCATTCTCCATAAGTTCCTCGCATTCAAAGACTTAATAACTTTGTTTGAGTGAGGGTCTATTAAATTCCAATCAATATTCTTTGATACTGCATCCATAAACTTATCAGTTATGTTAATGCCATGATGAAGGTTAAGACATTTTCTATTGGCATCACCACCGGAAGACTTACGCATGAATAAAAACTCTTCTATCTCTGGGTGTGATATGTCCATGTATCCGGCATAACTTCCTCGTCTTGTAGTGCCTTGATTGAAAGCTAACATTTGACTGTCAACAACTTTAATAAAAGGAATTGAACCGGTTGACTTTGAACCATGTGAGGTTGATGTTCCATCACTTCTTACTGCTCCCCAATAACCACCAATACCACCACCATTACTAGCCAACCAAATGTTCTCGTTATAATGTTCGCTTAAACCCTCTCTACTATCCGGAACATAATTAAGAAAACAAGAAATAGGTAAACCTTTTTTTGTACCGGCATTGGAAAGTATGGGTGAGGAAAACCCAAACCATTGCTTACTTGCATACTCATACATTCGCTGTGCCATATCCCAATCTATCTTACCATGATAGGTTGATACATACTTTGCTGACCTAGCAAATGCGTGTTGCGGTGAAGTTTCGTTTTCAATAAGGTATCTGTCTTGTATGGTTGCGATACCAAATGGCGTTATGTTGTTGTCTCTTTCTAAATCTATTTTAATCCTGCTCATTTGATTTACATTCTCCTGCAATTGCCATGTAAGCAGAACCATCTACATAAGTATCTTCGCTGACTGCTCCAAGCTTTGTTCGTGCTATCTTTAATAGGCACATCATAATAGCCACATCATGTGGTGTTAATTTTATATCTAAATACGCAGTCCAAAGGTCTGCAATATTTGTATGGTTCTTTATCTTATCCCCATAATCTGTATGTCGTTGACCACTAACTAATTTTATAGCAGTCTCTAATATTGTTTTAGTTTTTAGGTTTTCCAACTGCTCCCCCCTTTCCAAACATTTCCAATTCCAATTCTCTCATTCCAATATAATGACACAGAGCCATATTGTTTTTACAAAACCAATGCACCCCTGCACCAAGAGTTAATATCTGTGTATCATCAGAGACATTAACAAACTCAATTTCTATTTTTTTAGTCTTACCCACACCAACGGAAGATAACATTATGTATGCCTTATCTTTTTCGTACAATTTTGACCATCCATTTTCTGGGGATTTCTTTTTCACACCATCTGAACTCATGTTTTTTACACCAATCTATATAAGTTGTTTTAGAATTTTTTCTTATTTTATTCTTTGCATTTTGAAAACAAAAACGAATATCATAGTCAGAGTTTTCATCCTCTCGTAACCATAGATGTTTCTTTCTGTCATCCAATGTGAATAAACCTTTTAGTTCCACATATATCTTTGTCTGTGGAAAATATAAATCCGGAAGATAACTCCTTTCTATTGCCGGTTGAATAAAGTATAATCTTTCTTTCTCATAGATAAATTTAACTCTTCTTCGTTTTAATTTTGTTATGACTCTCGTCTCAAACTTGGAACGATACTTATCCCTTGTTGTATATCGTCTCATGTAATTCCTTAAATGTTAAGTTCGGATTTTGTTTTAAATGTTTTATAACCCATTTATAAGACCACGCACTTAATCGTAATTGATTTTGAAACCAGTAATGTGTTTGCTCCGGCATCATTTTAAACAGATTCTTTTCATTAATCTTTTTCTTTTCCTCATCCTCTACCAATGACTGCAACCATTCAACAAGAATGCCCCTTGCTTTCTTTCTTATCTTTTTTATTTTCTTTCTGTTCATATTATTTATGAGATAGACAATCTTTTATATCATCTATCCTTCTATTCAACATAGCAATTGTTGTATGAATATGCCCTGTATCATGTGGTTCTAACATAGTATATAGATGTTGTACTTCACTTACTAAAGCAAACATATGATTCATCAATTCTTTTTTATCCATTTCTTTTATTTGTTTCATTGTTAATTTTCCCTTTCTTGCTCTACTAACTCATCAATATTTTCATTACCACAATCAATTTTTGTACAAATAAATTCTTTTTCTTTATAATTTTCCATAGATAAATCAGTAATTATTATTTCTCCATAAGGAGTATTAATAATTGTAACTTTAGATTTTTCCGGTGAACTAAATAATGTATTACTAGACGAATTAAATCCGGTTAGTTGACCAGACTCATTTAAAACTACTTCCTTTTGTACAGAAGAACAACCAATCAAACTTAATATTAATATTAATAAAATTATATTTTTCATTTTATTAAATAAAAAATTTTAAACCCCAACTAATGAGTAAATATAAAAGCATACCCATAACTACCGCAATACCTACACCACCAAAAATAACATAGAACTTATCCATCTTCGTCATTGTTGTAATTCCTCACATTTTATAGGGTCTTTTACCTTACTACAATAAAATTCCCTTGCTCTTTTCTTTTGACTATCTTTCTTTTTATTTTTATTATCTATTATTTTCTTTTTCTTTTCTGGATTCTTGTCTTCATCTGTAATGATATTAACAACCTTTGCTGTTTCTTTTGCAACCATGAATGCACAACCATTTAAGAAAAGTATACACCATAACACACACCACAATAAGAATAAAAATAAAATTATTTTTTTCATTTTATTT